TGATCATAAGCTCTTTTTCTAACTAATTATCAATAACTGTGTTAAGTATATAATGTCGAATAGCATGTTACTCAAACTTAAATTCGGTATTAGACCCGTCACTAACTGCGCGGGTGGCTGTTGACTTACCTTACTTACCCTGCATAAGAGGGTAAACTTTAAGGTAGATCAACCAAGTTGTTGCAGACCCTAAGCATCCTGCAAATAGGGCGTGCATAAACACATTGCCCTCTGCTTTACAGAAAGGGTTCCAGTAGAGCATTCCCCAGAAAACTCCTGACCAGAAGGCTGTACACAACATACAGTTAATGAGTTTTCCGAGAGGAGGAACCCAAGCGGTGACAAGCTTTCTAATTGGCTCCATAATGGTGGAGCTAACTATGATGGTGGTCATTCCATAGACCGCCAATATCCAAACTAAAACGCTTACTAAGTATTCCATGGTAATCCGTGTGTTTTATCTACAGGTACAGCAGAGTATTGCAATATGTTTCCATGCTCTCTAAGAAACTTTCTATTTGCGAGATGCCAACCATCCCTCATTATGCCTGGAGACTCATGCATAGCAATTATAGGCACTACGTAGTTAGAAAATCCATCAAGGTGTGCCTTGTGTGTAAGATGGATATCATAAAAGTCCCAACCTGAATCAAGATACTCAGGCTGCTCTAAACCAACTTTCTTTAAGTTTTCGTAAGTAATTGCGAGGAAGCATCCATCCAGGAATACTACCTGACCACTCTTACCGAAATAATTAGGTGTCATTGTTTGATGATTCAAACCCTGGAAGATAAATCCTCTGGCTCTCCCGTTCTTTCTAGCATTCCACCAAGCTCCGTCTGTAGGCAGGTAACAACTCCCTGCTAGACCGAGAAACCCGACTCCAGGCTTTCTTGCAAAGCTAAGGTAGTGAAGGAGATCTTCTGGCTTAGAAAGAATATCTATATCATCATGACATAAAACTATAATATCTTCATCTTGAAGATTTAATGTCTTAAAGAACTTTATGTTCTCTTTATGACCTTCATAAATAGAGCTAGAGTCATAAGCAACTCTAATAGTTAGAAAGGATGAATCTGTGTTACAATACTCAACAAGCCTTTGTAATGACTTAGGTTTCTTTCCTGACCTACTACAAACTGATAAATAAATCATTATGAATAATAATAGCGAAGATCTCGATCATATTGCAGAGGAGTTTAAAAAATGTTCACGTAATTGCGAATATTTTACAAACAATTACATCAAAGTTGTTCACCCTATGCGTGGGTTAGTTAACTTTAAACTTTACCCCTTCCAGTCTCGTATCCTTGATGAGTTTCAAGACTATAGACTTACAATCTTGCGTAAGTTTAGACAGGCTGGTTGCACAACATTAATGGCTGCGTATGCACTACATTTTTGTATCTTTGGGACAAATAAGAGAGTTGCTGTTTTATCAAAGGGAGACGCGGAGGCCAAAGAAGTTATTTCTCGTATTAAGATCATGTATGAGGAACTACCTTTCTGGATGAAGCCTAAGACTACCAGAGATAATGATCACACACTTTCTTTTGAAAATGGTTCGTCCATCCAGTCTAAGGCTTCAGGAAAGCAGTCAGGACGCTCTATATCGGCTTCTCTGCTCATATTAGACGAGGCAGCATTCATTGAGCACATTGATACTATTTGGGCCGCTGTGGGGCCTACAACGTCTACAGGGGGGCGTGTAGTGTGTCTCTCAACGGTCAATGGTATAGGTAACTGGTTTCACAAGATGTATACCCAGGCAATGGAGGGGGATAACGGATTTCACCCCATTGATATTAAATGGCAGGAACACCCAGAATATAAGAGACACAAGGGCTTTGAATGGCTTTATGAGCAGATGGAGTCTTGTAGCCCCCCGATTAATGTGGACAATTGGGAGAACCAAACAAGACGTAAGCACAGCTACAAAGAATGGCTACAAGAGTATGAGGCTAGTTTCTTAGGGACAGGCGAGACCTATATTGAGGGTGAGATTCTTCGTAGCTTGAAAGAGAACTGTAATCAGGACTACTGGATTAAGTATAATAACAGAATGCGTATTTGGGAAGACCCTCAACCTAATCACGAATATGTGTTAGCTGCTGATCCGTCTATTGGTCGTGAAAGAGACTACTCTGCCTTCCACATCATAGACATCTATAATGGTAAGCAGGTGGCTGAGTTTTATTCTAATAGGACGCCCATCAATGAGTTCGCTAAGATTATAGCAGATGAGGCTAGACTTTACAATACTGCATTCGTGTGTCCTGAGAGAAATGGTATCGGTAATAACCTGATCTACTTCCTACAACAGGAGTTAGAGTATGAGAATCTGATAATGGACGACAAAAGAGAGATCGGAATTATGATTACACAAAAGAATAAAGAGAATTTATTAGCCGATCTCGAACACAACATTAGGTCAGGTAAAGTTTTAATTAGCTCTGATAGGTTAGTCAATGAGCTTTTAACCTTCATTATTGACTCTGATACGGGTAAGGTTAAGCCTGATACTAACTGTCATGATGATTTAATTATGTCTTTTGCTGCTGCTATCAACATTTTTAATAGTTTAAGAGGTAATGCGTTCATAGAAAAGGCAGAAGATGACACTTATATCCCGCCTGCCGTCCGTAACGCTCATACATATAAGTTGAAGACATCTACGGATAATCTAACTGAAGAGAATATTAAATGGCTGCTAAGAAATTAAGAGAAGGTGCTGAAGGGTTTACTCAGTTTGCAGATCCAATGCAACCTTATAACAAGCCTTATGGCTTGATTGGTAGGTTCTTTAAAAAGTTCTTCTCTAGGGAAGTTCAAGATCACCCTGACTATAAAATACAAGATCCTGTAAGCAAAAGGAGTGTTGATCCGCCGAAACCTTTAGCGGGTGATACTATCCAAGCTAAGGACATAATTAAAATACCTTCTGAGTTTGGTCACAAGAGAACTTACTACCCTATTTTACCTCAAGTAGAATACGACCGAAAGAAAAGATACAAAGAGTATGAAGATATGGACGGGTATCCAGAAATATCGTCTGCTTTTGACATCTACAGTGATGATTGCGCCCAGGAGAATATTGACGGAACTGCTTGGGATATTATTACAGATGACGAGATGTCTAAGGTTGAAATTGAGAGCATGTTCGAGCAGGTGAACATGACTCGCTATCTTTGGGATATCTGTAGAAATGTTGTTAAGTATGGTGATATTTTTATTGAAACAATTGTTGATTTAAACAATATCAAGCGGGGTATTCAACGTATTAAGATTCTTAATCCTAACTTTATTTTCCGTGTTGAGGATGAGTTTGGTTACTTAAAACAATTCTTGCAGGAAATCCCGGCTAAAAATGACTGGAGCACTTATGGGTCTACAGGTCCCCACATAGATGACTCCAAGATGATTAATCTTGATCCTGGTCAGATTATTCACTTCAGATTACACACTTCTGACCCGACTCACTATCCATACGGTAAATCGGTTGCGGCGGCTGCTAGAGTAACTTACAAGAGTCTTAAGATGATGGAAGATGCAATGCTTATCTATCGTCTTGTGCGTGCTCCTGAGCGTCGTATCTTCTACATCGACACGGGTTCTTTGCCTGCTTCTAAAGCTGAAATGCACATTAAGAAGCAGATGGATAAGTTTAAAAAGCGTAAGAGCTACAACTCCCGAACAGGCAACATTGAGGAGAACTTCAATGCTCTCGCTGCTGACGAGGACTTCTACATTGCTGTAAACGGTAAGGGCACTGGCACTAAGATTGATACCTTACCGGGTGCTGAAAACTTAGGTGAAGTTGATGACGTTAAATACTTTAGAGACAAGCTGTTAGCTGCTCTTAAGATTCCGAAGGATTACATTGTTGAGAAGGATCAGTCTCCTGAAAGGAAAGCTAACCTTTCCCAGCTTGACGTTAAGTTCGCCAGAGTTATCACAAGAATTCAAAAATCTATTGAGCTTGGTTTAGAGACAATTGCAAAGAGGCACTTAATGCTTAAGGGCTTCCCTAATACGCTGGTGACTAAGCTCAAGATTAAACTTCCCGCTCCTTCTGACATGGCCCTTAAGCGAATGCTTGATACCGATGAGCAGAAGGCTAGAGTAGTGCAGGCAGTGAAGGGTCTTATGATCTTCCCGATGGAAAAGATTTACAAAGACTACTACCAAATGTCTGACAGTGAGATTGAGGAGGCTAAGAAAGGTCTTGAACAAGATCAGAAGGATCCTGTGTTTGGCGCTCA